AGATTGAGGTGAAACGACTGTCTCCTGCTGACATGCTGAAGCGAAAGGTGAATCGGACGGTGATGGTGAATCTGGATGAACTGGAGGATGCATGGATCGATGGAAAGAAGGAAGAGATTGATCTGTATGTTCTGTTTCAAAAACATGGACTGAAAGGAAATGCGGTGTCCATGGTGCTTCCGACGGTGGAGGCATGGCTCAGTGACTACAGCGATGCGTACAACAAAACCTGCGAACAGGCGATGGAAGGTTATGCTCATCTGTCTCGTGCTGAACTGAAACGTCGAGTGAAAGCATGTGAGACCATGCTGGCAGATCTGAATCGAGTGAAAGAGTCGTCAGCAGCCACTCGTGCTCCTCGTGTGAAGAAGTCCAAGAGTGTGACCTCGCAAACCAAGAATCTGAAATACAAGAAACAAGACAATGAGTTCAAACTGACCTCTGTGAATCCGATCGCCATCGTTGGTGCGATGCGTCTGCTGACGTTCAACTGCAAGACTCGAGTGATCACAGAGTACATCTCGGAGCATCCAGATGGATTCGAAGTGTCGGGAACCTCGTTGAAACGTTTTGATGTGGAACTGTCTCGATCCAAGAAACTGCGCAAGCCAGAGGAGTTTCTGAAGAACGTGAACAAAACACCGAAACAGTTCGCCAAAGAATTCGATGCACTCAAGACCAAAGCGGGAGTGCCGAATGGAAGAATGAATGAAGAAACAATTTTACTTCGTGTTAAATAAAGGAGACAGCAATGTCAGTCTATCGAAAAATCTATGACCTGATCGAAAAGGCCATTTTCATTAACCAAGCAAAGAATGTGGATGAAGTCCTCGGCTACATCCGTGCGAACTCCAATCTGCGATCTCTTGATCGTCGTGAGATNGATCGTCTCATTCACGTCGTTGCCACACAATACAAGAGCGAACAAAACTCGGCATGAAGAAATTGAAAATCAAACGNAAGGGCACCTCGAAACCTGAGTTGCCCACGGGTGGATACAGTTTCGTCATTGGCAATGGTTCTTCTCGCAAGGATCTGCAACTCAAACCTCTCATGGACTATGGCATCTTCTTTGCCTGCAACTGGTTCTTCAAAGAGGAGTGGGTTCCGCATGTGCTCGTCGCTTCAGACGAGCCAATGACCAAGACGATTCTCAAAATGTATCCAAACTTTCCACGAGCCAACTGGTTTTACACTTGGTTCCCCAAACCAGGATCTGGTGCCAAGAAAGCCACCACTCCTGAGAAGTTTGCTGCTGGACCAATGAGTGTTCACATCGCAGCAGAGAAGTATCAGTCCAAGAAGATNTTCATGATCGGCATGGACTTTTTTGGTTTCGGATCAAACGACAAAGATCAGAATGGTCAGTTGAATAATCTGTATGCTGGCAAGAAACACTATCGCAAAGACGAGGAAGGTCCAGCACCAACCTATCGCAACTGGCAACGTCGTTTTCAGTGGATTCTTCAGAATCTTCCTGACGTTGAACTCTGGCACGTGAATCCTTTCGAGGGTCGATCACCAGAGCGATTGATCGGTGCTCCGAACTGGCATCAATGCTCGTTTGAGAATCTGATGGATCACTTGGAGAATGACGCTGAGTTGATCGACATNAAGACGATCNNNGATGAGGATGTCAAGTTGTTCGAAGAAGAGAATCCTGANAATGNTCGTGCANCGTATGANCGTCAGNTGGCTGGTCAGGAAAACGTTGTGATGAAAGANCCTCTTTCTCCACAGGATCTGTTGAATCTTCGAATGGACGTTCAGCAGCATTTCATGAAGCCAGAAAATCGAGCATCAGCGCAAGACGGTGGTGTTTTGAAGATTGATGGTCATGACATTCACATTCAACCACTTTTGGTTCGTGAGGGTAATATTCTTCGATTGGCAAATCAGAAAGAGTTCGAGTTCAGCATGAAGCAAGAGATGATGCAACGATATGGTGCAAAGATCGAAGGATCAATGCCTTCGGGATCAAACGGTCGAGAGATCAAGCCAGATGAGAACTTCGACTTCAACGATCTTCCACCTCCACCTCCACCTCCACCTCCTCCAGTGTAATGGACAGTCGTTTCGTCAGAGTGTATGACAACTCATTGTCTCCTGAGATTTGCAATGAGTTGATCAACCAATTCACAATCAGAGACGTGTGTCGTGGTCACAATCACTACGACACACCAGTCAAACGATTCGAGCAATGGAGTCTTCGTGATGATCTCGACAAACCTGAAGTTCAGGAGTTGTGGAATCACGTGACTGGAGTGGGAACAAAGATCACTCAACACTATCTTGAGAAATGTCGAATCCCTGAGATTGGAAGACCAAAACGAACTGACCTTTGGGAACCTCTTCGAATGAAAAGGTATCCTGCTGGCGAGGGTCACTTTCATCTTCACACCGACTCATCTCACTATGGATCAGTCAAACGTTGGCTGGCTTTCTTCTGGTATCTGAACGACGTTGAAGAAGGTGGCGAGACCATTTTCGAGTTCGGCGACGGCGAGGAAGAAGGAAGGATTGAAGCGAAGCAAGGACGTTGCGTTGTCTTTCCTCCTTTCTGGACTTATCCTCACAGAGGAGCGATGCCAATCTCAGATGATAAGTATTTCATCGGCACGTATCTTCACCACGAGTTTCCGGATCACTGGAAATAAATAGGATGTAATGTTTGCATCTATCGTATTACTAACAGCATTGTCTGTCTCAGCAGTCGCAGCCTATTACTCCATTGTGGGGTTGGCTGCGATTTTCGCTGCGTCAGTGATTCCTGTCATTGTGATGGGAACTGTGTTGGAGGTAGGGAAACTTGTGGCGGTGACGTTCCTCCATGACTATTGGTCGCGGATCAACTTCCTGCTCAAAACATATTTGTCACTTGCTGTCGTTGTCCTCATGTTCATCACGAGCATGGGGATTTTTGGCTTTTTGTCAAAAGCTCACATCGAACAGACAGCAACGGCAGGCGACAACACGCTCAAGATTGAGAGAATTGATGGTCAAATTGCAAGAGAGCAGAGAGCAATCAAAGATGCTGAAACCGTTCTCTTGCAACTTGATGCTGCGGTTCAAACCTTGCTTGACTACGACAGAGTTCGTGGCAAAGATGGGGCGATCGCAACACGAGAAAAACAGAAAGAAGAAAGAGCCAGTTTAGGCGCGATTATTGCAAGTAAAGAAGATAGCGTCGATAAACTTACTTCTAAGAAATTTGAACTTGAAACCGAGCAAAATGCTCTGGAGGCTGAAGTTGGACCAATCAAATACATCGCAGAACTTGTTTACAGTGAAACAAGTCGAACAATACTTGAGGACGCAGTCAGATGGGTTATTATCGTCATCGTCGCGGTATTCGACCCACTTGCTGTATGCCTACTACTTGCGTGGAACTCAATCCATGCAGAAACTCGACGTCCCAAGAAAAAGACACGAAAAAATGAAACTGCGACTGTTCCAACTGCTTCGAGAAAAATTGATCAAAAGTTAGACGAAGAACGACCGATTAATAATAGAGAAGTTCCAAACAAACCTCCAGGAGAGGACTTTGTTTGGGACGAAAGAAAAAAAATCTGGAAAAAGAAAAAAGCTGGAGCAACCAGCTAGTTTCAGGAGAAAGCAATGAAACGCATCATTGCTGCATTCTTCATTATGAGTTCTTGCGCATTCGCAGCAGACCCAATCGTCACAGACAGTACATCCACAAGTACAGTCACAACTACAAACAACACGACGACGAATAACACAAACACCAATAATAGCACCGTGAACAGTACGTCTACTGTGAACAACACCACTTCGTCGACATCAAACAACACAAACAATAACACAAATAACAATACGAACACCAACACGTCAACAAGCACAAGCACAAATGTAAACACTAACAATAATATAATGAGTGGTGGGACAACGAACACCAACAACAATAACAATGTGAGTGACACCACGATCAATTCGACCACAACTTCCACTGTCGACACGACGAGTAACAACACAAACACTAACACGAATAATGATACGATAAACTCGACGTCAAACAATACAAACACCAACACCTCAACAAGCAACAACACAAATACAAACACGAACAGTAACACAAATGTGAACAAGAACGATAGCAACGTGACACAAAAGATTGAGTCGCCACCACCAAGTGCTATTGCTCCAAGCATCAACAATTCCAATTCAGATGTTTGTACCGTAGGATTCTCTGCAGCAGTCCAGACACAGATACTTGGATTCTCAGGTGGCGGGAATGTTCGTGATCTGAATTGTGAAAGATTGAAACTATCCAAGACTCTCTACGATATGGGAATGAAAGTTGCAGCTGTGTCAGTAATGTGCGGTGATGCTCGAGTATTCCGTTCAATGGAAATGGCTGGAACGCCATGCCCATATGAAGGTAAGATTGGTGCCGAAGCAAAGGTTCTTTGGGATGAGAATCCAGAACTGAAGCCAACTGAAATAGAACAGGAGACCAGACGCAATGACGTACTCAAGGGTATTGGCATTGGTGCTGCTTTGCTTTACGGCATCCCATTCCTATTCTGACACAACTGGAGATCTGTTAGATCAAAGTGTGAAAGGTGGATCATACGAAATTTGCTCTGGGTCTGACTGCTGGGCAGGATACTCCGGTGGACATATTCCTACGTGGAATGGAGGTACTGCTCGTTGGGGTTATGGCGGTGGCATTCTTTCTTGGAACATAGCCTTCCAGCAAGCAATGGAAAGTGTGGGCATCAATATCGATGGATACAATTATGCTTGGGTTGTCAAGAACGGTGATGCAAATGCATCTCAAAATGATGGCGATGACTTTATGCGAATCTCTGTCAGATTTTATGATAGCAGTGGATCTCAGTTGTGGGGGAAGCAATACAATCTAGACGGGACGTATGATTGGTCAACTTTCGTAGGACAAGAGTTGTTTGCAGACCCCCTATCAATTGCCAATGTCAACACGATCACTGTTAGAGCAGAGGGTGATGACAACGGATTCTGGGCAGGTCACTATGGTCCAGAGTTTGATGTTGCAAGATCTTCAGTCACATTGATCTATTCAGCAGATCCATGCTACACTGATCCACTATCTTCGCCAAACTGTGATGGATATGCAGCTGCCATTGCAGAAATGTTAGCGGAACAACAGGCAGCTTTGAGTGCTTCACTACCAACAATAGAGGAACCTTCAATTGTCGTTCAAACCACCCCAACGGAAGACCCAACCACAACCAGCGTTTCCATCCAACCCTCGATTGTCAGCGGAGGAACAAGATCTGATGGACAAGACACAGGAGATACGGGATCAGGTTCATCAGAAGAAACAGCAAATAAAGAGAATGATTCGAAACAGAAACTGGACCTTGTACGATCTTTAGATCCAACATCTGAATACATGCCGGATGTCTACGCACCGGATCAATCTTCTGAAGAAAAATTGGTGAATGATATCATTGGTTCTGCAGAATCCGCTGCAGCAAATACAGTATCATCATTGACACAAATGTCAATTGAGTCATCATCAGATAAAGAGAACAATCCTGTTCAACAATCCTTTGAAACTCAAACAAATGAACAGCAATTTCAAGAAATAGGAGTCACAAGCAATGCAATGGGTATGGAAAACAGTCAAGCTGAAACTGGTTTGGGCGTGGACTCTCTTCAAATTGAAGTGCAAAGCTCTGTGGTTGGCACTCAAAATAATATTGAGAATCGTCAAGAAAGACGAGAAAGGTTGAAAAATCTTGTTGAGAAGAAAGCAAGTGAAATTGCAAAAGATTCTCAGGAAGCAGAAGATATGGATGAACAATCAAAGCAACAAATGGAGCAACTTGCTTTGATGAATTATGTACCTGGATTTGACACATACCAAACAGCAATACCTGGAGGGTTTTATCCGGATGTCGAATTCTACAAACCACAAAAACTGCCAAGTTCACGAAAAGGATTGAGAAATGGTTTAGCGCAACAGATTCTGCATGAGGAGATGGTGGAGATGCAATATGCTCGCTGAACTTGCTGCAGCAAATGCTGCTTTTGGAATCGTCAAACAATTCATTGGCAATGGAAAAGAGATCTGGGAGTGTGGCGAGCAACTGGCTTCATACTTCGACAACAAATCCGAACTGCAGAAGAAGGCAAACAAGAATGGATACAAATCTGATCTTGAAGCATTCATGGCTGCAGAGCAACTCAAAGCACAGGAAGAAGAACTCAAAGAACTGATGATCTATCAGGGTCGTGCAGGAATGTGGACTGATTGGTTGAACTTCCAAGCAGAGGTTGTGAGAAAAAGAAAGAACGAAGAACTGGCGAGAGTCAGAAAGAAAAACAAAGTGAAGAAGATGATCATCGACGGATCAATCATCACAGCAACTGTGATTGTTTTGATTGTTGTTGTGTATTTTTTCTTCACAGCAATCATTCGATAGGAGAAGAGTATGATTGATCTGATAAAAGAAAAGGGTCAAATTGTCGCTGAGAGATTTGGACAGGCATGGACTTCATGCATGGTTGCGATGGTTGGAGGAGATTTGACAGTCCTCAGTACCAAGCATGCAATCATTGCCAGCAAGACAGGCATCATCACAGGACTTGCGATGCTTGCAGCAAGTTTCGTACCATGGGAACAAGTAAGAGAAAACAAATGGTTTTCAATCTTCCTTGTCGGTGTGTTCACCATTCTTGGTGATCTGTGGAATCATCCAACACACTATGGACTTGCAGCAACAGAAGCCATCGTGACTGGTTTTGGTGCTATGATTTTAGCAGTGATTTACGAAAAAGCAACAGCAAAAAGGAGTAAGTAGAATGGCAGAAGTAGAGTTTGGTGGAGTTAAGTTCACTGGCGGAAAAATGTTCGCACTCATAACTGCACTCTCTACTTTGGGAGGGTCAGCATGGGGAGCTTTTGAGTTCTACAATGACTACAGAAATATGAAGTCGCAGATTCAAAGCTACGTTGCCCCTGACCTGTCAGGATTTCAAGAGCAACTCTCTGTGATTGAAGCAGAAATGCAAGCAGTCAGAGACGAAGTCAAACTGATGGATCAGAACATGAATGAAACTGCTGACAGAGTCTCAGACATCAAGAATGATTTGAGAGACGACATTGTCAGAGTTGAGAAGATTGTCGATCAAGTGGAGGACAAAGTCAACGATGTTGAATCAAGTGTTCGAACAGATATTCAGAGAGCAGAAGAGAGATTTGAGAATCGAAGAGATCAACTGCTCAACGACTATGACGAAAAAGCTAACCGACTTCGTGACACGACTGATCAAAAGATTAAGGACTTGGAAGACAGGTTGAACAAGAAGTTGCAAAGAGCATTGGATAATCCTCTGGCCAACTAACAAAAAAGGGAGGCATTTCTGCCTCCCCATCACTACGCTCTAGTGATTAGTTTGCGAGTGACTTGAAGTATGATTCCAAGTCATCGTCATCTGATGATGATTCTTTTTGTGGAGCATCAAACACAGCACCGAACTCTTCTCCAGTTGAAGTTGTTTCGGCAGTTGGGATTGATTTTGGTTCCGCTGGAGCTGGAGCCTGTGCAACAGGTTGAGCACCACCAGTCAAACCAAGAACTTCGTTCAAACGATTCTGAAGATCATCGTATGATTTGAACTCAGAAGGATCAATCATCGCGTGCACATCGTGCTGTGCGTTGAAGATTGCTTCCATCTTTGACTCATCGTCAGAGAGTGGCGATGGTTGTTCAAAGTCAGAAGAGTCGTAGTTTGGATAACCAGACACGGTCTTCATTTTGATGCGGAAGTTTGCACCTTCGATGATGTCGAATGGATTGATTGGACTTTCGTCAGCGAACTCAGGTTGCATTGCAGCCATCAACTTCTCGAAGATCTTCTGACCGAATCGGAAGATTTTCACCTGCCCCTCGTTCTGGGGATTCTCAGGATCTTTGAGAACCAAAACGTTCGCATAGTATGATGTGCGACGCTTCTGCTTGCGAGCAATCTCTTTGTTTGATTCGATGCCAGAGTTCCACAGCTTTGAGTTGTACTCAGAGACGGGATCTTGCTGACCAATCGTTGTCAACGACTTCTCGATGTACCACTTGCCAGTCTCAGGTGACTGGAATCCGTGATCGTAGATTCGAATCCATGGAGTTTTGTTGAGGTCTTTTCCAGGGAGGAAACGAACAACAGCATATCCTGTGCCATCCTTGTTCAGTTTGGCTTTCCAGATACGATCGTCATCAGAGGTTTTTTGAGTGTTGACTTCTGACTTCAATGAGTCAGTGATGTTTGTGAATGCCTGTTGGCGGTTTTGAAGGTAATCAGAAAATGACATATGTTTCTCCTTTTCGTCTTTTCACTGTTTCAATTATCGGTTTCACGTTTTTAAGAGGACGTCGCGAGCGACATCAACTAGAGTATTTATAGTGTCTGAGAGTTTGTTTTTTACAAAAGGTTTGTATTTCTCAAACTTTCTGGCATACTCTGGCCAGACGAAAGGCACAGTGACTTGGTCAACGTGCTTTTGCATGAAGGGGAAGATGTGATCAAGAATGATGACACTTTCCAATGAGATCTCGTTGCTCATCACCAGACGATGGATTTCGGGGATGGTGTCTGGTTTGACATGAATCAAGTTTGACGGTCCACGCAGTTTGATGTATTCGAGATCTTCTCTGAACTTCTTGGGGAAGTTCTTGTATTTGGCTTTGTGTTCTTCCCATTTTGTTTTGCTCATACTGCGGATCCATGCTTTTGGATCGTCGATGAAATGAGAGACAAAGAAATCCAATCTTTCTCGTTGAGGCACGATCTTCGTCAGCTTCTCGAAACTGAACACATCGTTTCGTTTCTGATATGCATCAATGCTCGCTTTGACCTTCCCGTTGTACTTGAAGAAATCGTAGTTTGAGGAAAAATGTTTCTGAAGAGCGAGATACATGATGTATGATTCGTATCCTTCTCTCGTCATAGGATTTTGTTGATCTTGTATTTCAACAGGTTCAGTTCAGATGCCTCGAGTTCAATCTTTTCTTTGATGTTCTTGGGCAAAACTTTTTTCATTGTTTCGATCTCAATTCCGAGTCGTTCACAAACCTCGACTGTGCATTCGATGTATCCGAGACCAGTTTCTGATTTCAGATTCTCGATCTCAGTGGCGAGGTCTTTGATTCTTCTTTGGATCTCACTGTCCACTTTCTTCAAATCCGGTTGCGGGAACATGTTTTGAAATGACTCGGTCGGTGAGTCCTCTAAGATATTGATCATGGAGGTATTCGTCTTTGCTTTCATAATAATCTTTTACCATTTCAAGTATTTTCGCTTTGTCTTTCTCAGGCAACTCAGAGGTCTGCCAAAACTCGACAATGTTTGCAGCTGCAGACTCAATCTGCTGTGGTGTTAGTAACAACATTGTTATAGTCCTCAATCCTTTTCTTTAATTGCTCAGTCCATTGAATGATCTCACGACCCTCGACAATGAACTCTTGATTCGATCCATCCTGAACAGAAACGAGGATGGCAATCTGACGGGGAAGTTCCCCTGTGATCTCATGAAAGGCAGTGAAGTAGAACGCACCTTGCATGAAATAGTCTTCGATATTGTCTTTCTTCTTGGGGCGACGAGATGTCTTGAAATCCACGACTGCAAGACGACCGTCATACTCAGCGATGCAGTCAACTGTGCCAGCGACGCCAAGAATGTGAGAGAACAAACCTGTTTCGAGGCAACGAACGTTGTCTACACGATCAAGAAGAGGACGAATACCAGAAAACATAAGTTGCCCAGCAGTCCAGTCGCCATCATTAATCTCAGTGAATTCCAAGTCTTGCGCAGGTGTAGGTTTTGGCGCATCAACAGGTTCATTTCGCAGATATCGCTCACAAAGTTTGTGCATCGATGTTCCACGTGTAGTCGC